GGATCAACGATATAACTCATCTTAACGATGTCTAACACACCGACTATAGTCGCATGATTAAGGTCAAATTCGTCACGAAAGCGCATCACAACGTTTTGAAGCTCGTTACAAAATGCATCTGTTTGATCGTTGATATCCATAGGTTTAGGTAATAGTCGTAAATTTAAGGGTTGACGTTTTGAAAAACACGATATAATCCTATTTATAGGACGTATATAACGTGTCTTTGTATATACGCGTATATAACGCGAAACAAACGTGTAGTACATCGCAAGTTAGTACTGATGATTTAAAAACAAAAACAACAAACACGTGTAAGCTTATAAACGCTTTTTTAATACACGTTATATCGTCATTCATACTTAACATTAAACCTTGTTTATTCTGGTTACAAAGATTGTATGTCGTCGGTTATATCGCAAGTTACTAGTACTGATGATTAAGAAAGGTACTAGTAATAAATCACGAGTAAGCTTTAACGAATCGTTTAACAACGCCTTTATATCGTCATACATACGTAACGTTAAACCGCGTTAAGATCGATTACATTGTATGTCGTCGTTTATATCGCGTGTTAAAGCGTAGCCATCCAAGTAGTACTACGAGTAGATTTATTGTTGATCTTGAAAGCGGCGTTTTTAAAACGTTCTAATTCTTCATCAAGTAGTTCAGCTTTTCTATCGTTGATTTTCAAGTCCGCGTTTACAGCCATTTGTTCGACCCAGTATCCACAAGCCATACAAAGCGCATCTAAACGGTCGTCTTGAAGAAGAGCGCCTTTATCGCGTGTTAAACGCGTTAGTTGGTACATCAACATGTACCTAGATTGTTGCTCAATAGGATACGTCATAGCGCTTTGATAATCGTCTTTTATGACCCTTGAATCGACTATTAATTTGTGTCTATTAAGTATCGGTTCAAGCGTGTCTACTATACGTTTTTCTTTTTGTATGTGGTGTCTTACTTCGTTGATAGTAACAGGATACACGTTGTTTAAGACGGGCTTAAAGAGTTCGGTAAACATCCCGTCACCCATGTTCGACTCAATAATGATTTCGTTGACCTTGTATTGCTTTGCGATACGAGCTAGTTCTTTCAACACGTTATCACCGTACCCACCTTTAATACCGTTACACGCGTGAACGAACAGTTGACCGTTAAGCATCTTAACGACGCTATAAGCGGTTTCATCTTTACCACGACCAGCTGGGTCAATAGACATGACTGAACCTGTGTACTCGATCAGATCGCCGTTGGTGTCCAAAGGACGAAAGTATTTATCGCCGTTAAAGCCTACGTTAGGAAGGTCTTCGGTTATTTGTTGTGGACCAGCGGCATAGACATACTTCTCGTACGCCAGGTCGTTGTCGAGTTCGGTAACGATTAAATCGTTGATCTTTAACGGGTAACGATCAGCGTCGCTTAATCGCGGGTTAAGCATGAACTGAAGAGCGTACCCGCTTCGTCCGTAGGCAAGCCGTCTTTCTTCGAGATCAAGGTCGGTAAAGCGTAATGGTTCTGTTGTCTTACCGATATTGTCTTCCGTGGTGTTCTCGACGATATAAGGCGATACAGCGCCGTTATAAACCGTTTGGACGTGATCCAATGGTATGTACTCAGATTGCCATATACGGGCGTTATAACCGCGTTCACGAAGCTTAGAATAGATACTGTCTTCGCATTGAGGTGTACCTAGAAAGATGATACGACTACTGTCTAGTGGTTTAACAATCGCTTCAAACTCTTTGACTTGTTCATCGAGCTTATCGCGCATTCCTTGGGTAGCGGAGTTGTTCGGTACTTCGATGTCATCAGCTACGATTATGTCAGCACGTGACCCAGTAAGCTGGGACGTGATACCAAGTGACTTGACCGAAGGCGCGTGTGAAGCGGGTGCTAAACCTACGTCAAAGCTTATCTTACTGAAACGTTGACCGTCACGTGGTTTAAGACCTTGTAAAACGGGAATGTCGTTAATGATTTTCAAGGTAAACGTTGAGAAGTCGTCGGATCGCGATTTAGACGCCGACACAACAAGTATGTTCTTGGTAGGGTCTAGTAGTAGTTGATGTACGACATAAGCACTACATATCCACGATTTACCGACGCCTCGAAACGCCATGATGACGGAACGTTTTGGACCGCCTTGGATGAAGTTAGCGATGTCGTATTGGAGAGGTGTTGGATCGGGAAGACCCAAGTGTTTCCAAACGACGAACAAGAAGTTACGAAAGTCCCGAAGTTCGGGTGGTACGTTACTCACTTCGCTTGTCTTATCGCTTCTTTATCTTCGTCACTATCGTCAAACGGTAGGACTTCTGCAAGCTTACCCAGAGGCGATCCTTGCTCGCTTAGGCTGACAACATCGTTGTCTTTAAGTAGCTGTCTAGCGCCGTTTAAAAGCGCCGCATTGTACTCAGCCGCACCGACCTTCATCTCTTGTATAGCTTGGGAGTAGGTGTCAGCGATGAGTACCTGTAGGTTTTCTAGTTGTTCTCGTTTCTTCATATAAATTGGTTGTTAACACTTCCAACGTCTAAGCGCTAAAGCTTTTCGTGTGGGTCGTCCTTTACTATCTTTCATCGGTCCTTTGACTCCACCCATACGCGCACAAAACGACTTCTTACGACTACCGCCTTGGGGCTGTGGTGCTTTAAGGTTACTACCTGTTTTAGCGTTGTAGTACTTGCGTCCTTTCGCGGTTAAGCCGCCTTTCTTGGACTTATGTTCTTTGCGTAGTGATACTCCTTTACGGCTCATTTCTTAGGAAAACCTTTCTTCATATTACCGTAGGCTTTAGGCGATACAGTTGATTTGCTTTTAGGGCGACTTATACCGAGCTTACGTCGTCGGTTAATGTTTGCGTATAAACCTTTTTTCTTTTTCATTTTTTCATCATCATCTCCATGAGACGATCTAATTTACTGTTAATTTCTTTTACTGTTGATTCGAGTCCACTCATGCGATTTTCAACCGCTGTGTCGCGTTCTCTTTGCGTTGCTAATTCAACTTCAATCTTTGTTAAGCGATCCTCGTCCTTGTCGAGTCTATCGGCGAACTTCTTGAATATCCAACCAAACACGCCAATAGCGATTGCTAAAGCCGTGTCAAGGAAGTGGGAGATTTGTTCGGTCATCGGTATTAGGCGGCTATTTCGGTTATGGTTAAGGTGGTAGCTCCAACGCCTCCCATTGTCTGACTTCCACCGTTACCGTTAATTGTAACTGTTCCAGAACCTTGTATACCAATGCGTATTTTAAACGTTGTTGCAGAAGCTGTACCCGCAGTCATGTAGTGACTAAACGGTAATGCACACGCTCCACCCGCCGCTGGACAGTAGTTAACAGTCGCCGCAATCGCGCTTGCAGTTGAGTCTTGAAACAACGCTCCACCGATCCAAGTCGCGGCTGAACCGCCAGCTATCGTGCTGAACTCGATAAGTAGTTTGTTAGATGCGTTAGCGGGCGTTATAGACGCGGTAAGTATTTCATCTCCTTCGGTGTTCTGTGGGATTGTATTGTCGTTGGGCATCGCGGTAGTCCCTGTCAGGACTGTGCCTATAGATGCGTTTACAACTTGTAATACCTTACCCGCGCTAACGTTCGTTAACTGCGATCCGTCAACTGCGGGTAGCTTCGCGCTACCGTCGAGTTGAACGACGTTGTTAGCGGATGTTCCAAGAGTGCCTTGTAGGTATGTAGAACCAGCGTCTACGTCTGATACCATTCGTGAGTGTGCCTGTGTAATTGCCATATGTTAGGTGGTTAGAGGGATTGTTAAATTGCTCAGAGAGTCGCTCATGCTTTCGTTACTAAAACACGCAGAGTTGCAGCACTTAAATTTACTGACCCCGTTGTGTTATTTTTAAAAAGCACCGTTGCTGTATCAGCCGCACTAACCCAAGAGGTCAACAACAACCCTTGTGAATCCGATGCGAATGAAGCGTTTGCGAAATCACCTAGAGCCGCACCTGTTACTGTTACAGTTGTTGTTACTGAATCTCCAGCGTTAAGTAAAGGAGGATTGTATGTCGAGCTTCCACGAATAAAGTTACTGTCAGTCGTTGGGTTGCTTCCTGATAAGGTAATAACAGACCTGTAGTAATCGCCCGCCCCTTGTAAATCTTCCCAATCAATATTAACCGTTCCTGTTAAACAGCCACAAGCGACAACGCCTGTGTTTTGGCAGTTGGAATCAGATGAAATAATGTAATTAAATTTCTTGCCCGATTCAGATGTGTTTCCAAAGTTTACATTAACAAACCTAGACCTTATAGAGTTCACAAGTCGTACAATCGCTGTTTCTCCGTTAGTATTCGGAACTGCAAGGATTGCCCCATCACTCACTCGCACAGACGTGCAGTTTTCGATTTTCCACTGTATACCAGGCGTGTTTGCAATATCGATGTAATTGTCCCAAACAAAATTAGAGATCGTAACCTCTGAGCAATTTAACAATTTTGCCGCCGTTAAACCATTCAATGTGTTTCCGACTTTTACAAAAAGCAAATTGCTAAAGGTAATTTTTGAACAATAAGAAATATCAAAAGCCCTATCAGCACATTCAGCAATTTCTACATTATTAATATTGTTCCATTTAGTTCCTGTCGCAGGATCGGTAGCAAGCCGTTCAATAACAAGACCTTTTCCTAGACCACCAAACGAAATCATACCGTTGATGTTAAGTTCACCACATTTGTAAAAGTAAAAACGTGGGTCTGTATTGTTTGCAAAATCATTAAACGCTTTTATGTCTTGGATAGTGATTCCGCCGCCTTCTATGCCTATACCTCCAACATAACCGTCAGCCACAGAAGTATTCTTTATATAAATAGCACTCGCAACTGCGTTGCACAAAATGGTTTTGAAGGTAGATAAAAATATAACCTTACCGTAAATAGCATAGCCAAAGTCTTGAAAAGCACAGTCAGTAATAGTCATCCCAGAAACAACATCAGCGTAAATTCCTTTTGCCGAAGCTTGTCCGTTACCTTTAAAATTTATTCCTCTCACCGAGTTATAAGTAGAAAACGAACCACCAGCAGTCGCATAATCTTCAACTCCAAAAATCAAACACGCTTTAACTTGAACAGTAGCACCAGCACTTGTGTCGACTCTTGTTGCGTCCGTCCATCCGTTTGCAACCGTTGCCATTTCAATCAAAGCATTTCCACCGATTAGTGAAATACCGTTTGCTTTATTCGTAGAGTTTGATTGGCAATCGATTGGTTTCTTAATTAAGTAATGACCTGAACCAAAATCAACCGTTATTTTAGCGGCTTTTGACGCATCATATTGATTCCCTTCGTTTTTGGTGGCTATACTTTTTGCGTAATCAATAGCCTCTTGAATCTTTTCTGAGGCATCTGTAGCTCCTGTATTGTCGGCTCCGAAGTCCAACACATTCACGACCTCCCCAAAACGATCAGCGAGTGTCCGAGCCGTCGTTGAACCCGTCGCTACAACCGTTGCATCACTTGCTGAAGACGTCGTTCCAATCGGCACAACAACGATGTTTGCACTTGTTGGAGGCGCGCTTGTAAATATAATCTTATTCGTTGTGGTATTTACGCTGTAAGCAGTTGTAGGCGTTTGAACAACGCCATCAATCGTTACAAGATACGCTTCAGCGGTGTCAGATTGCGAAGTGAACGAAAGTGTAAACTCGGTGTTTGTGTTGTCACCTGTGTGCGTAGACTTATCAAACGCGTTTAAGTTGGTCGATCCTAACGCGACTCTGTCGTCCACATAGTTCTTATTAGTTGCGTCTGTACTAAGGGTTGGAGTCGCAAGATTAACGATCTTCTTACTTTCCGCGTTAAAGTCCGTTCCACCACCTACGGTTTGCATACTGTCGTTATTACCTTCAGCCGCTTCTTCGTTTAAATAACGATTGTGTTGATAAGCTTTATCGAGGTCAGCTTCGTTTAAAACCGATCCATTGACGAAATCAACGAGGTCAGTACCGAAGTCGCTAACGCGTTTAACACGTACCAACTGACCCGCTGTAGCGCCGCTTGTAAGTACAACCTTTTTAGAAGGCGATGTAACGATGGTGTAGTCAGTCGTTAAAGTTTTATCTATTCCGTCAATCTCTACAACGACGTGTGAATCTTCGAG